TTAGTGAGCGCAGCCTATCGCTGCTGAGGCCGACGATTCGAGCTGAAGGCTCCGAGATATGGGCGAGCTGGAACCCAACGCGCGAGAATGACGCGATTGATAAGTTCCTGCGTCAGAAGAGGCCTGACAATGCTGTTGTCGTTCAGGCGAACTGGAAGGACAATCCGTTCTGGACAAGCGTTCTCGAAGAAGAGCGCCAATTGGAACTGTCTCGATATCCAGAGCGATATGCCCACACCTACGAGGGTGATTATGCCGGGGCATTCGAGGGCGCATACTTCGCAGAACTTCTGAACGCGGCGAAGCTGTCAGGCCGTATTGGTGTTGTCGCAGCCGACCCGCTTCTGCCCCTGCGTGCTTACGTCGATATCGGCGGCTCCGGCGCGAATGCCGATGCCTTCACAATCTGGATTGTCCAGTTCGTCGGACAGGAAATCCGGGTGCTGAGCTATTACGAAGCGGTTGGGCAGGTGCTTGGGCATCATGTCAACTGGCTTCGCGCCAATGGATATGATGGCATCGATATCATTCTGCCGCACGACGGCGTGAATGAGAACAATATCACCGGCAAGCGGTACGAGGATCACCTCCGCGACGCTGGCTTCAGCGTTCGCGTGGTCAAGAATCAGGGCCGTGGAGCCGCCTCACAGCGTATCGAGGCCGTCCGCAGGCTTGGCCCGAAGATGTGGTTCAACGAGGCGACGACGCTGCCGGGTAGGCGAGCGCTTGGCTTCTACCACGAAAAGCGCGACGAGCAGCGGAATGTGGGCCTTGGCCCGGAACATGATTGGTCATCGCATGGCGCAGATTCATTCGGCCTGATGGCAATAGATTACGAGGAACCGAGCGCGATGCGCGCATTCAACCGCCAGATCAACTACCCGCAGGCCGGTGTCGCCTAGTGGCTAAATCCAAGAAGATGGACACGCTCACGCTTACGTCCATCCTGGGATCAGAGAAGGCGAACGCGCTGGCGGCAATGTCCGCTGCGCAGCTCATGGACGAGCGCTCGCACGCAACCGATTACTACATGGGCCGCATGGAGCGGGATATGCCCGCGCAGGACGGGCGGTCCTCTACGGTGTCCATGGACGTGGCCGATACCATCGAGGGGCTGATGCCCAATCTGATGGATATCTTCGCCGGCAGCGACGAGGTTGTCCGGTTCGAGCCGGTTGGTCCTGAAGACGAGGAAGCGGCGCAGCAAGAGACGGATTACGTCAATCACGTCTTCATGCAGCAGAATCCAGGCTTCATGGTGCTGTACTCCTTCATCAAGGACGCGCTGTTGTCCAAGGTCGGGCTGGTCAAGGTGTGGTGGGAAGAGCGCGAGGAGGAAGAGCGCGAAACCTATTATGATCTGACCGAGGAGCAGTTCGCTTTGCTCTCCCTTGCGGTGCAGCAGTCTGACGGCGCAATGGAGATTGTCGAGCATACGATTAACGGCGCGGCACAGGAAGCCGCAGAGACGCCAGCGCAGGAATATGCCGAGCCTGAAGAGGCGACGAGCTAATGGATATGGCCGCCTCGCAACAGCTTATGGTCCCGCCTCAGCCTGTCACGCATGATGTCACGGTCGTCACGACCAAGAAGCTGGCCCAAGTCAAGGTTATGGGCGTTCCTCCCGAGGAGTTCGGGATCGAGCGCGGCGCTCGCAGCATCAAGGACTGCAATTATTGCTTCCATGAGGTTGTGACAAAGACAGAAGGCCAGTTGATCGCGGAGGGCTTCGATGCCGAGCAGATCAAGTCGCTTTCGGATTATACCGGCATGACCGAGATCGAGACGCTGGCGCGCGATACCGTTGCCGAGCATCTGACGGTCACGGGTTCTGGCGGCGTCAACTCCGCCTCACGCTTGGTCAAGATCACTGAGCATTACATCCGAATGGATTACGAGGGCACGGGCCGCCCTTGTCTGTATCAGGTTATTACCGGAGGCGATCAGGGCACGATCCTGAAGCGCGACGGCAAGGATAGCATCGTTAAGTTCGATGCGATCCCGTTTGCTGCTACCACGCCGGTTCCGGTGCCGCACAGGTTCTTTGGCCGGTCGATTGCCGACCTGGTCATGCCGATCCAGCGTGAGAAGACCGCACTCAAGCGCGGCATGTTGGATAACCTCTATCTGCACAACAACCCCAGGGTTGAAGTGCCAGAGGAAAATTCAGGGCCAAACACGCTGGACGATCTGCTGGTATCGCGTCCGGGCGGCATTGTCCGCACCAAAACGGCGGGCGGCCTGCAGTGGCAGGTTGTCCCGGACATCACGAGTTCGATCTTCCCGGCACTGCAGTATCTGGATGGCGAGCGCGAGACGCGCACCGGAATTTCCAAGCAGACGCAGGGCATCGACGCCAACGCGCTGCAAAATCAGTCAGCGACGGCTGTCGCGCAGGTGTTCAGCGCCTCGCAAATGCGAATGAAGCTGATTGCGCGCATTATGGCGGAAGGCGTACGGGATATGTTCTCGCTGCTCCACGCCACGATTCGCAAGCATGGCCAACAGGCTGAAACGGTTCGCCTTCGCAACAAGTGGGTCAACGTCGATCCGCGCCAGTGGAAGAACCGGATGGATATGACCATCAACGTCGGGCTTGGCTCGGGCGGTAAAGCCCAGCAGTTCGCGCAGTTGATGGCGCTGGCTGGTATCCAGGAAAAGCTGATTGCTGGGGGTAAGTCCAACCTTGTGGACGATAGCGGGATTTATAACCTCGCTGCCGAGATCACCAAGACCATGGGCCACAAGAACCCGGACAAGTTCTTTAACGATCCTGCTGAGAAGGGGCCTGACGGTCAATTGCTGCATCCGCCTCCGCCGCCGCCGGTCGATCCGAAGGTGATGCAGATTCAGCTGCAGGCGCAGTTGGACGAGAAGGCAGACCAGCGCAAGGCAGGTATCGAGAGCGTTCAGGCGCAGGCCGATATCGAGACGCAGAACAAGAAGACCGAAGCGGAAATGGTCCAGTCTGAGCGCGAGTATCAGCTTAAGGAGCGGCTGGCACTTATCGAAGCCGATCTTGAGCGGCAGAAATTCGAGCGTGAGGAAGCCCGCAAGGAGCGCGAGTTCGAGCAGAAAATGCAGCTTGAGCGCGAGGCGCACCAGCAGGCGATGCAGTCCGGCGCGTTCAAGATGGTGGCCGGAGCGCAGGCTCACGAGCAGAAGATGGAAGCGGCGCAGGCAAAACCTAAGGGTGGTGAGTGACCGATATCGTCGCCGCCTACAAGAAGACCGCAGCGAAGTTACTGGCCGATCCTGACAGCGCAGAAGACTTAGCCAACCAATACACGCTGTTAAGCACCACGCCGCGCAGTGCGGCTCAATTGGCGCTTGCCAAGCGGTGCGCGAAACTGGCTCCGAACGAGTTTATCGCGGTGTTCAACCATGCTTCCGCGCTCATGCGGGCCGGTATGGACAGCCTGGGGCAGTTCAAGGCAGCTTTGGAGATAGCGCCCGCTGACCGTGTGGCGCTCACGCTGCATCATGTCGGTCTGGCGCATCATGATCGCGGTGAATACGAGACGGCGCTGAAGTATTACGAGCTTTCGGCGGCGAAAAACCCGGATGAGCCGAAGATTCATCAGTCGGTCGCCATAGCCAAGCTCGCGATGGGGCGACTGAAGGAAGGATTGTACGAGTTCGAGGTTAAACACCACCTCAAGCCTCGTAAGGCGATCAGTGAGAGCGGCATTCCGTGGTGGAATGGCGAAGACCTGAAGAACAAAACGGTCATCCTGACCCATGAGCAGGGCTTTGGCGACACGTTGCAGTTCATCAGGTTTGCCGGACTGCTTAAAGGCCGCTGCAAGACGCTGATTTTCTCCGGTCCTGAGTCGTTAGCGCCTCTGATCGCAGAGCAGTTCGACTGTTTCGATGATGTGATTAACGAAGCGGGGCCGTTCAAGGCTGATTTCGTCACATCACCGATGGCCGCAACTGCGTTGATGGGCCTCGAATACAAGGATGTGGCCGGACTGGCCTATATGGCCACGAAACCGATGGAATTGCCGAAGCGCGGCAAGCTCAAGGTTGGTCTTTCGTGGAAAGGTTCGCCCGGTTACGCCAACGATGGCTTGCGATCCGCGAAGCTGGAAGATTTTTGCCCGTTGTTCGATCTGCCGGGCGCGTCGTTTTACTCGTTGCAGGTGCAGCCTGGTCCGCAGGAGATTTCAAATCTCGGGCTGGATGGCTTCATTGCCGATTTAGGTTCGACGCTGGGGGACTGGCGCGACACGGCGGCTGCAATCGCGGCGATGGACGTACTCGTTGCGACTGACAGCGCTAATGCTCACATGGCTGGCGCTCTCGGCAAGCCAGTCTTGCTCATGCTTGGCAAGGCCCCGTGCTGGCGCTGGATGAAGGGCGACAGAACGCCTTGGTATTCGGGTCACAAGATATTCAGGCAAGCCACGGTCGATCAGTGGCCGATTGAAGCGGCACGCAGAGAGCTAGAGGGGATGCTCAGTGGTCGATGAACACAAGCTGCTTCGCGATCAGGCCCGCGCTGTCGGTGCACAAGCATTGCTTGAGAACGACCTGTTCAACGAGGCACTGGAGTCAATTGAGCGCGATCTGATTGCGGCTTGGAAGGCGACCCCGGCACGAGACACGGATGGCCGGGAGCGGTGCTGGTCAGCGATCCAGCAACTCGGAAAGATCAAGGGCTTCGTCGAAACCGTTTTGCGCGACGGAAATCTCGCTTCTGCGCAACTCAAAGAATTAGCTGAACAGCCGAAGCGTTCGTTCTTCGGCTAAACCCAAGGACAATTTATGACCGACCAAACCGGCGCTCCCGCTGGCGAATCCGCCGCGCCCGCTATTGACGATACTTCCGAGCTTTCCCTTGAGGAAGCCCGTCGCATGATTGACGCGGCCAATGAGCCGCCACCTGCCGAAGGCGCGGATGACGCGACCGCAGATGAACCTGAATTGTCGAAAGACAACGCCGCCCCTGAAAAGGAACCCGGCGAAGAACCCGAGGAAGCCGATACGGAAGAAGAAAAACTTCCACCCATCGAGCGACCGAGGTCTTGGGCAAAGGAACTGGACGAGGAGTGGGCTTCCTACCCTCGCGAGGCGCAAGAGAGAATTGCGAAGCGCGAACAGGAACGAGACGCCGCAATCCGCCGGAGCCAAAACGAGGCTGCTGAAATCCGCAAGGCCGCAGAGGCCGAACGGGAGCAGGCAGCAAAGGCAAGGCAAGAGTACGAGGCCAAACTACCGGCCATTATGCAGGCGCTTCAGGACGCGCAGGCTGGGGCATTTTCGGACATCAAGACGATGGACGATGTGTCCAGGTTGGCGAGTGAAGACCCTTTCCGATATCTCCAATGGCAGGCTCACCAGCAAAAGCTGCAGGCTGTCAATCACGAGTTGGAAAAGGCCAACGAGCGTCAGTCTCAGGAACATCAGACCAACTGGCAAAAGCTAGTCTCTGAGGAAAATGCCAAGTTTATCGAGCGCGTTCCCGAGTTTGCAGACAAGGCTAAGGCACAAGAACTCACGACAAAGGCCGTGGATCGGTTGACTGATCTCGGCTTCACGCAGAACGAACTTGCTGATCTGGCGAGCGGGAAATCGCGGCTTCCCATTTACGACCATCGAATCCAGCAACTCCTCGTTGACAGCCTGAAGCTGGCAGAGATTCAGAACGCCCCAAAGGCCGTCGCAGCCAAGCCATTGCCGCCAGTACAGCGGCCCGGCGTAGCCAGAGGCGCGGGCAACCCCGACTCTGAACGCCTCCAAGCCCTCGAAAAACAACTCACAGCAACAGGCGACATGAAGATTGCCGCGCAAATCCTCGAACTGAGGAATGCGCAGCGCAGTCGTCGCGCATCATAAGGACTACTCACTATGGCTTTCCAGGCTGGAACCCTCGCGACTTATCAGGCTATCGGTAACCGCGAAGACCTCACCAACATGATCTACCGCATCGCTCCAACCGCGACCCCGTTTGTCAGCGGCATTGAGCGCGAAGCGGCTACCGCCACTCTCCACGAATGGCAGACCCAGGACCTCGCGGCTGCTGCGGCCAACGCACAACTCGAAGGCGACGATCCGACGACCAACAACGCGACCGTCACTGTGCGACTGAACAACGTGACCCAGATCAGCTACAAGGTTGCCCGCGTGTCCGGCACCCAGCAGGCTGTGAAGCACGCTGGCCGCTCGAACGAACTGGCCTATCAGGCGATGCTCAAGGGCCTCGAACTGAAGCGCGACATGGAAGTTGTCGTTGCTGGCACCAACCAGACCAAGGTTACCGGCGATACCACGACCGCTCGCACCACGGCGTCGGCTCTGTCTTGGATCAAGACCAACACCAGCATCGGCGGCGGCTCGGGTGCTGACCCGACCACCTCGGGCACCACGACCCGCGTTGACGGTACGCAGCGCGCGTTCACTGAAAGCCAACTCAAGACTGTTCTGTCTTCGATCTGGACCCAGGGCGGCAACCCGGAAACCATCATGACGGGCGCGTTCAACAAGCAGGTGTTCTCGACCTTCACGGGCCGCGCATCGCCTATTCAGGACGCGAAGTCGAAGAAGATCACGGCGTCGGTTGACGCTTATGAATCGGACTTCGGTACCCTGAAGGTGGTTGCCAACCGCTTCACCCGTGCACGTGACGTGCTTGTTCTGGAAATGGACAAGTGGGCGCTGGCGTTCCTCAACGGTCGCAACATGATCCAGATTGATCTTGCCAAGACCGGCGACTCGGATCGCCGTCAGGTGCTTGCCGAATACGCTCTCGTTTCCCGCAACGAAAAGGCGAGTGGCGGCGTGTTCGACCTCACCACGTCGTAAGCCTCTCAACATCAACCCTATGGGCGGTCCTTCGCGGGGCCGCCTTTTTCTTTGGAGGCTTAAATGGCACTTCCGACTAATCATCCCCTGTTGAAGGAGCAGACGTTTACTGCTTCGACCAACTCCATCGCCAGCACGCCGCTTGCCTGCGCCATTCGCGCTCCGTATCGCGGCGTTATTGTCTCGATTGGCGGCGTATCTCACGGCGCATTCACGACCGATTGCTCCGTGGCTGTCGTCATCAAGGCGGCTGTCGCGGGCGGCACCGCTCCAGGCTCCGGCACGGCTATCACTGGATCGCCGTTGGTTCTCACCGCTTCCAATTCGGCGGCTGGCACCAGCTCGTCCTACG